CATTAGAAGGAGGAGGTGACATAGCTTCAGCAGGGCCAGTCACAGTAAGCGCATGATAAATAAAATTTGGAATTGGATTAAAAATATATTTAAACCTGAAAAACAAGATCCACATCTTGTTTTATACGAGGAAGTAAAAAAAGAACACTGTGACGGTCATTTACGATTTAAAAAAAGCTGTCCGGTGTGTCAGGAGATAGTTAGATAATGGCTGGATTAAGTGCATCAGGATTAAAAACTCAAATAAGAAGTTATACTGAAACAGACTCTAATGTATTAACAGATGCTGTTTTAGAAAATATAATTTTAAATGCACAGTATAGAATATTTAGAGATGTGCCTATAGATGCAGATAGAAAACAACAGTTAGGTAATTTTGTTGCTGGACAAGAGTCTATAAATGCTCCGGCAGGATGTTTATTTATTAGAGGTATACAAGTATACGATACAAACGGATCAGCTATTACAGGAGCCAATAGATTTTTAGAAAAAAAAGATATGTCTTATCTGCAGGAATATCAAGATGTAACAGGCACGTCAGCTGCACAAGGTCAACCTAAATATTACGCTATGTTCGGTGGTGCTACAGGAGAATCTGATACTACATCAGGTAGAATATTTTTAGCTCCAACTCCAAATACTACATATAGATTTAGAGTTCATTTTAATAAAATGCCTGATCTTTTAGAAAACAATGATACCAATTATATTAGTCTTAATTTTCCAAATGGTCTATTATATTGCTGTTTATCAGAAGCATATGGGTTTTTAAAAGGTCCAATAGATATGTTGACACTTT